TTACTGTAGAGTCGTTTCGTGACATCACTTCTCGTTTTGTTGATGCTGATTATCTTCAATTCCTCAATGCTGGCCAAGCCTATCTTTTGGCCAAAGACCGCCTTGTGCAAGCTCCATTTCGCATGACTAAGGATGTTAAGCACTACGCTTCTAGCGCATGTGCAACTTCGTATGAGTACTACACTCGCACTCATAAAGGTGATTGTGGTTCGCCACTGATTGCCATTCTTAACAACCCTGGTAAGTGTATTATTGGAATGCATGTAGCTGGATCTATTGGTGGTACACCTACTGGCCATGCCGTTGTCCTCACTTCTGAAATAGTGTCTAAAGCTGTGAAGAAGTTTGAAGCTGAGACGGTGGAGGTCGTGCTAGAAGAGCAGAATTATGCTCCCACTGATAAGGATCTTGCTGGAAACATTGAAGTTGTTGGTATAGCCAAGTCTGTCTTCATGAACACTAAGTCCGATATTGTCCCCTCATTTCTTTATGAGTGTAAAGATCCGCACTATACCGAACCTGCCGTTCTTTCTTCAAAGGACTCACGGATAGGTGATAAGGAATTTCGTCCGTTCCAGGAAGGTGCTGAGAAGTATGCCAATCCCATTCGCCCATTTCAGACGCGTCATACTGATGCTGTCTTGGATCATTTCAAACGTGTGATTCTTCGGGCCAAAGGATTTATCAATCCACCGCATATTACTCGCATTCTTACTGATGAGGAAGCTTTGAATGGCATAACACTCTTGCCATTTATTGATCCTATTGATGCGTCTACTTCACCCGGCCTACCATATTGTCGCCGTCACACACGTGGCAAACGGGCACTATTGTCAGCCGAGGCTCCTTGGTCTCTTACAGACCAGGAGCTTATAAATAATTACACTCGACGAGAGGAAATGGCCAAGAAAGGAGTGCGTGTTCCTTCATTGTGGTTTGATTGCTTGAAGGATGAGCGACGAGGTTTATCGAAGATCTATGATAAGCCGAAGACTCGTGCATTCAATATAGCACCTTTCGATTATACTTTGTTGGGTCGCAAGTACTTCTTGTCCTTTGTTGCCTTTATGTATTCTATTCGAGCGCACTTTCCTGCTAAGATTGGGATGAACCCATATGGCCCCGAATGGGACCAAATGATATCCTATCTCATGGCTGTTTCTGATACTGGAATTGGCTTCGATGTGGTCTGTTTCGATGGAACACACTTCGCTGGTTTTGAGCCTTTTCTTGCTCTCGCCAATTGGTTTTATGCCAATTTTAGCGATCAGGCTGAAACTGAAGAGGATAGAGTGCGCAAGGTTATAATTGATGAGATGATACACACTTTCCACCTTAGTGTTTTCCTCGTCTATTACAAGCATATTGGCACATCGTCTGGAGTTTTTGTAACTGCTATTCTCAATTCGTTTGGAATGGCCACTAATATGCGCGTCGCTTGGCTGGCGCTAGCTGAAAGGCATGCACCTGAAATGGCGACTATGGAAGTTTTCGAACGCTGTGTTATTGATGCCATTTATGGCGATGATATAATCGCAGCAGTACATGATAGTGCGAAGAAGTGGTATAATTCTTTTACGATTTCCCGGTTTCTCGAAGAATATGGAATCCGGATGACCAATGCTGACAAAACACCAATTACGTGTCCCCTTGAGACACCTATTTTGGAGCTTACCTTTCTCAAGAACGCAAGTCGTATCATGGATGGTTATTATGTCGCTACTCTGGATGAGAAAGTGATATATGAGATGACCTACTGGATACGCAAGTCTAACGAATGCACGCCTGAAGAGTGTGTGCAGCAAACGCTTAATTCTGCTTTCCGATATCTGTTTTATTATGGACGCTCTAAGTATGAAGAATTTCGCGATATAGTTTATAGCCGCGCACGAGAGTGTGGTCGAACTATTTATGTGCCACCCTATCGGCACTTGCGAGCGGAGTATGTCAAAACTTATTGTCTGTTCGATAGCGAAACAAGCAAAGTTCCGATATCCCTAAAGGACCGAAAACCTGATGGACCGGAACCAAAAACAATCATGGACAATACCTTAATTTCTACTATATATTCTTTTAATTTACTTGAACTTGAAGAACAATCGACTTTTTCCGAGCGGCTAAAGCAGGGAGATCCCACACCGGGACAGTCCCTTGCCAGTTACCTGGGAGATCATGGCGAAAGTGGTGATGCGATGGAGGCTACTGAGGCCTATCAAACAACAAGCACTGGAGTTACCTTGCATGAGATGTCAAAACCCCAAGCAATTGCTTTCGACTACGGTCGAAACTATTCCGGTGCTCCTCGCGCTAAGTCAACCATGAATGAGCCGAATTGGTCTCTCGAGAAGCAGATCGGACGATGGTCTTATGTCACTGGCGGTACGTGGACTAGCTCTAATGCTGTAGGCTCTATGCTCCGGCAGTTAGATGTCCTCCACGATTTTATTGTTTCCACCATGCAAGCCACCCC